CATATCAATTTCCTTTTCTTTTATTTATACATAGTATTCTATGTATATTTCTACAGTACCAGCTGTTGAATTTGTTGTTCCATTTCCAGTACCTGCATTACAAATGTATAAATATTGATCAGATCCACCATTGCGTACCGTATCTTTACATATCCATACATCTCCACTTTGCTTTAAATCTATATCAGAAGCACTTGCGCTATCTGTACTATCTGTGTTTGCTACCCCAGCTCCAAGCAATTCAGTCCCCGATGATATACTTGAGTCAGCTGCAGTTCCCGATGTTGCAGACATCTGAAGGTTAACAGCGTGTGTAGTTAAATTGCTAGTTCTAGCAATCTTTGCAACTACTTTTGATATAATAGCTTTAGCTGGAATCTTTGTATTTTTAACCTCTGTTATAACTGTATTATCGCTACTGTCCGCATATCTTATATGTTGCGCCATATTAATTATATGCTTTATACCACCAACCAATTGATTTGGTGCTCGCCCAGCCGATACAAGTCTTAAATCTCCATTGGCTTGGCTTTCTAACTCAACAGCAGTTAGTTGATCTGGGTATGAATCAAGCCATCTTATATGCGCATCGACAAACTCGTAAGGAGTATTATAATAAGGAACACCGTTAGAAAATTGTATTTCCTTCGCAGCGCCAGAGCTATTAGAGTTATTATTGTTACTATAAGTCTCCCCAGTTCCAACACTGTTACCTGCCCTAAGTGCAAACTCATCACCTCCAAATAGTAAAGTAATCCTATAACCCTCGCCCCTACCTAATTCAGTAGTTGGGGTAATTCCAGTTCCAGAGCGTGGCAATATTATAGAATCAATTGTATTTTTGTACCAATCGTTACCCCTATCAATATAAACTATACTTCCCATTTTACCTCCACGACTACCATCGAGATATAATGTAGTTCCATAAAATTTTAACTCAACATTAGTTCCATCTGCTGTTGCATTTACGCTTGAACAACTTGTGGCACTAACGCCAGCTGTAGCTCCTTTATATGTACCAATCGCAAATGAGGTTGTACTTAAAAACACCTTTACTATTGCATGTTCTGGAATTCCAGTTCCTACTACATTCATTCCAATTTTTATATTACCATTAAGAATATTTGTATCAGCACAAGTAACAGTAGAACTTCCATTTGTAGTATCACAGGTATCATCAGCTAAATAATCCATATATCTTTGACTTTTTGTACCTGTATCTCCTTCACCAAAAGAAACTATATTCTTTCTGCTTATAGCATATTGTATTTCACCTCTTGCTTTAACTTTAGCATTAGCTGGAGCATCCACTTCGGTTACATACTGTCCCTGGTCATACTTATTCATATCTGAAACTTTAGATGTTTCAGAAGATTGATATCCGCCATCAAAAGAAGTTAATACTTTTCCTTTAGTGTCGTCAAAGTAACTTAAAACATCGCCCTCTTTTGCTTCTGTTTTAGGAATATCTGGAGCTCTATTTTTATTAGGAGTATTAAACGTAGTTACTTGAGCAGACTTCTGAACCTGCCCTCCTCTGCCATATCGCTTATTAAATTTTGATGTATCTATTTTAAGAAAAGCCATTATGTTGCAGATACCTTTCCATATAATTCTCTGTACTCAATAGAAATATCGTTAATATCAATTTTACTTGCATTAGCAGTCGTGCTACTATATGTAAGAGTGTTACCTATAATACCACTGGTAGCAACCGCACTTAATTCAAAATGACTTGCATCTGTTATTGAAGATATTGTTGCCCCAGCTGCTATATTAGTCCCTGTTACAGACATTCCGGTTACCAGATGAGAAGTATTTGCACCGGCAGTTATAGTGATAGTTGCATCGTCATTAGTCTGGGTTACGGTATTCGACAAAGGTGCATTAAATCTTAAGACCATACTTTGGCATTCTATTGGGGTAGTAAATGTAAATTTATGTATCTCCCAACTAGCAGCTTGATCTAATGTATTATTTGCTATTGCTGTAGACCCATCTCCATCATAAGTAGCAAAAGTAGTTCCACCATTGGTACTATAACTAAGAAATGAACCTATACTGTTACTATCAGAATGTTTATATGTTACATATATATTATAAATCTTTTTCTTTTTTGAAGGACTCCCAAAATCAATATCCTTAGTTGAAAATAAAATATCATTAGAAGTTTGACTTTCCGATTGCCAAGACCTTATGGTTACAGTATTACCGTCTTCTGAGCCATATATTAAATCACCATTCCAATCGTAGTCAAAATTGGTGGATAACGCTCCACTTGTAAGTCTATTCTTCCCAAACCAAATTGATTGTGTCTCCATGTCATATACAACAACATCAGATCCGTTTCCACCAAAAGTTGAATCGTTTGTATCACTGCTGCAATCTATATTTATAACAATTTCCTTGTCTTTTTGCGAATAACCAACAATAGAATTTGCTGTAATAAGTTTTCCCCAAGACTTAAATCCGTAATCATCGGTTCCATATCCGTTAAGTATCTTTCCTTCTGTTAATTCTGCTATTCCTCCACCTTCTTGATATATATACAAACCATTAGGATTAGCCCAAACTATTCCAAAATCTGTTTTAAATACAGCTGCTGGATGAAGTACACCCATTCCTTTATGAGCTGCCTCAAGAAACCAACCAGCTGGACTTGGATTTGATATGTTAATAATAAAAAGAGTATCTTTTTTGAAAGCAAATAATCTATCACTGACGGCTTCAAGCTTAATATATGCTTCAGCGTCGCCCTTAATTACATCTATAAATTGACTTGATGGAAAAACATCAGGTTTATTTACAGGTGAATACATAATTCTATCTGCATCTTGAACCTGGTTTCCATCAGCTCCTGTCATCTTTACATTGGCTACAAACATTCTTCTATTTGTAAATACTGCTGTTTTATATCCATCACTTTGATTTCCAATAATAAGAGGGCCGTCGCTACTTCTATATCCATTTAACGTAGCATATGTATCAATAGGTGGATCAGTCACAACGATAGCAACATTAGCTTGATTACTAGCAACTGTCCAATTAGAAAATTTATCACCTAACTTAGACCGTACACCATAGGCATGATTATCTGACGATGTTCCTGTTATATCTACATCTACTAATAAATTCCATTCTCCTTGAGCAGCTGGTGATGTTCCGCTTATTGAAAGACCAGATGCATATTTCCAATAAATACGAGCTCCAGTCAATCTTGCATCATAATCAGTCGCGGCAGTAGCATTAGCAGCATATACTGTTACCTTTAAAGCTCTATCTTCATTAACATCTTCTTTACCCAACCCAGCAGCGCAAATTGATACAGCTGATTCCTGATTTCCATCGTATACAAATGATATACCAAATACATAATCAGCAGAAGCCCAAGTTCCATTTTCATTTGATGTCGATTCGACAGAAAAATTAAATTGCCCATCGTCATAAGTTGCACTACTAACTAAAGTATTTTGAGTTCCATTAGCAGTGGGAGCAGGTAATGTGTTATTTCCTACGTAAAAATTATCTCTACTTCTTCCCAACTGACTTCTTTTTACATACATATAGTATTTAATTGTGCTATCATTTGTTAGGTTAGTATCTGCTATTCGTATACCGTTATTTATAGCAGTTATTATAGGTCTACAGTCAGTTTGACCACTACTTACATCAGCTCCACTAGGAGTAGCCCAATCATTATTAGTATAATCCCATAAATTTAATTCACCGCTTTCATCAACTACAGCTAAATAATGTTCACCAGTATTTCCACCTCCCTCAGTCCAATCTAATTCAAAATGTTTGAAACCATACCCAGCTGAATTCTCTACATCTGTACTCCCTAGGGTTGCTATTGTTTTATTGGAAGCTGAATTATCAACCTGCCTTGGCGTACCACTCCCATTTCCCATAGTTCTAATAGCACCAATTCTATCGCCAATTACATCTTGGGCGAATCCAAATTGGTTGTCAGCTATATCCCTTGGGTTATATTGGGAATTAACTCCACCTGCGAAATTTCTTAATGTTGCAATCGTTTTTGGCATCTATTCCTTTATTTCAAAATGCACTAAATCGTCAAATTTATTATCTTTTGTCTTTGTGTCCATATCCCAGTCTCCGCCCCATCTGATATTCATACCCATCTTTTTCGCCACTCCGAGTACAAAGCCACCAAAGTAGTGAAACCTATCACGATCAGACCAGTCAATAGGATAAGGAGCCACGTCAACAGCAACAGAGGGACGCTTATTATGCTTACCATTCGGGTACTGAACTTTACTCTTCCCGTCATTGTAGGCTTTATTTTGTGCCTCTTTACCTCGGTGTCCCTCCAATATGGTACAGTCGAAATATTTAACTACCTCTTTAAATAGTTTTTCTAATTTGGAATCGCAAGTATCAAGTCTCCTCTTAGAGCGAGAACTAAATCTTGGCACTAACTCATTCCTTCCAAAAGCATTTTTACTTCTTCCCAAATCTCATCATCTTTTTTAGATTTAGTTGCTCCAACTGCATAATCACCTACCAGTATAAGCAGACCTTTCATTCCATGTTTCTTTACTAATCTTTGTATCATTCTTTTTAACATTTTATTTCCCCACTACTTTATAGATTGCTTTTTTAACGCTAGTCCACAATAAATCATCCCAAGTGGAAGGACTTAATGCGACTGCTTTATCTACTGCAAGTATGCCAATTACGACATATTCCCAGTTTTGTACTACTATTTCTACTACTTCTTTCATTGTTACTCCTAGTTTATTACCATTGCAATTACGGTCGAGATAAAGGAAGCTACGCAAAGTATGCCAACAGCTACACCTTTCCATTTAGATATTACTTGTTCGTTATTTCTAATACGACCATTCTGTTTATCAAGATGAGTATCTACCCTCTTTATATGATGGTAGATATTCTCAACATGGGCATTAATAGAACCTATCTTCTCTTCAAGGCTATTTCGATAGTTCCATACATCTTTATTTGCCATTAATTCTTCCCTTCAAATAAGCCAAATCATCGGTTACATCATTTAGTTCCTTAACAATATCTTCTCTATGACGCTGTGACGTTTCATCAGAACGATTCCATCTATCAAGCATTTTTAAAACAATACCTTCTACGTTATTCATTTTAGTTTCTGCTTTTGCTATAGCTTGACGTATGTCATCTAAATCTTCTGATTGATCTTTTTGACTTTTAATAAGATTCATTATCATATATGCAAACAAAAGACATACTAATCCTACTGCTCCATACTCCGCATATGCCTCAATCATGAAGCACTCCCCTTACCGTTATTTTAATTTTTTTATTCTTTAATTCTTCAACTAACTCTAATAACTGAGTTTTAGTATCACTTGCCCCATATTGAACATCTCTAACATCAAGAAAAAATTTAATTTCATCCTTGGTATTAGAATCTGTTGGATAATCCGAAGCTTGAGTCGCAACATGATTAATACTTTTATGCTTACCCATATCGAGCCTACCATGAGAAGGCTTATCTGGGTGTTTCTTTTTACATTCTTTAGTATATTCTTCCTCAGCTACTTTTAAACTATTTGTTAACTTAATAACCTCGCCATCAACATCAATAAAATAATCATAAGACGAAGGATATGTAATTGTTTCAACAGTGCCATCTGTATAAGTTTTAGTTCTACTAATACCTGGAGATGTATTCCTATGTATTCTCACGCGATGTCCTTGACTACACTTTCTAATAATCATTATCTATTTACCCTTATAGTAGCTTTTATTCCTATAATTCCCATAGATAATAAAAAAGCAGGATAAAGCATTGATGACTTAACTGCTCTAAACAATTCAG